GGAAACGGTAGTAAAAGATACATTATTCTTGATGCCCTTATCAAAGCAGGATTCCGTAGGTTGGGAATTGCAAAAACTTTTATCCATTGCGACAACGATTCGATTGAACAGGGAGGAACAAAACCTAACTCAGTCTGGACATACTAGCACCGTAGGTAGCACACTATGGATAAGAAAAAATTCAAAGACACACAAGTAGGACAATTTCTTTTAAATAAGATACCTGACGTTGTAGGTGCTATTGCAGGAAATACTCCTGTAGGAAGCGTTATTCAAGCCATTATAGGGGGTTCTGGTATGTCCGAAGAGGATAAGTCTATTGCACTAAAAAAACTTGAAATAGAACGCTCTGAGATAGACGGGGTAACACGTAGATGGGTTGCTGATGCTCGTAGTGGTTTTTGGTTGACATCTAACGTTAGACCATTAATTTTATTATTAATTACTTTAAGTATAATTACAGGATTCTTTTTTAGTTTTGATGTTACTGCATTAACTGACTTGGGTAAAATAATCTTTTCAGCATATTTTGGTTCTAGAGGTATTGAAAAAGTGTTTGGTAATTCTAAGCATAAATAATCTTTTTTCAAATTTTCTTCTAAAAAGTTTTTTTATTTAAATTAAAATATATAACTTTGAGATTTTAAATAATTGTTATTATTAATAATAATTCTAAAAGAATTTAAAAAAATAAATAATTATAAATATTAAATTAAAATATAAGTTTTGGGAATAGATGAAAAGATACAAAAAATTAAAGCCTATAAAACTTGGTCTTTAAAAAAGAAAGTAGATGCATTATTAGAAATAGATGCAAATATGTATACTAATCTTGGTAAAGATTCTTCTAAAACAGAAAAGAAAGAAGTTAAAGCAATAAGTAGAAAAATTTACAGAGCTATATCTTCAATAAGTCCTTTAGATGGTTATATACTAGAATCTCATATGAATGAGAAAGACTTGACTAAAGAATTCTAAAAGAATTTAAATGTCTAAAAAACCTACTAGAAGTAAACTGGTAAAAAAACTTGACACAGTATTCAGTCAATATATAAGATTAAGCAATGCGGACAATAATAAAAATTGTATTTGTGTTACTTGCTCTAAGGTATTATTTTGGAAAGAAATCCAAGCAGGACACTTTATGAGTAGGAAACATTATTCTATTCGTTGGGATGAGCGTAATGTAAAACCTCAATGTGCAGCTTGTAATGTTTTTAGATATGGCGAACAGTATAAATATAGTTTATATCTTGGTAATAAGTTATCACAAAAACTACTTACCGAAAGCCGTAAACTTGTTAAATTTACATCAGACGAATTAGAAGAAATGATAATACACTATTCTAATGAAGTTAAAAAACTTACTTGATTTTCTCTTGTAAAATTGTTCTTTGTTTGAAGGGTAGGATTAATTTCTTACCCTTTTTTTGTTATCTATAAAAAATTTATTGTTAATTATTTGTTTATATAAAAAAAAGTTGTATGTTTGTCCTGTCAATAATGACACACAATTAATAAGAGGTGTTAAGAGCATCACGAAAAATTCGAGATATTAGATAACTTATTTACAGTAGAAGATTGTCAAAACTTAGAAGAACAATTTAGAGTATTGAACTTTATTGCACACATTGCTGATGAAGCGTACAAAGAAGAATTTATAGAAAGGTATGAAGAATTAGAATGGGCAATAGAAACTTTAAAAGAACAATTAAACATTCCTATATTTGAGCGTAGGGAAGATGAAGAGATGTTTCTAAAAGCATTTTATGCAAAAAAAGAAATGTTAGAGTACGAAGAAGCGAATGACCCGCTAAGGTTAGCTGCCAAAAAAATGATAAATAGTATTGGTCATATTTAATTAAATAGGGCAACAGAAATGTTGCTCTTTTTTTTATTAACTTTTTTTTTGTATCTTTACAATATGGAACAATTAAAATACGCAGAACTCTACGGCAAGGTCTTAGAACTGCAACACGAAAAAAAACAATTAAAGAAACAATTAATTTTAACACAACAAAACAATGAGCAAAGAAACAAGTATTAACGAAAAGCTGTTTAACTTACAGCAAGAGATTGGAACTATTAGCAAAGATGCTAGTAATCCTTTTTACAAGTCAAAGTATTTTGATATCAATTCACTAATCAATCAACTTAATCCATTACTAAAAAAGCATAGGTTACTTCTATTACAACCAATAGAGGAAGATTGTGTGTATAGTAAACTTATTTGCATTGATGGAACAGGAGGTGTTATATCAGCTTTAAAACTACCTGAGATAAACGACCCTCAAAAGTTAGGTTCTGCCATTACTTATTACAGAAGATACACTTTAGCTTCACTTCTTGGTTTACAAGCTGTAGACGACGATGCTAACATAGCAAGTGGAGTTGAAGAACAAAAGTGGTTAAACCCTAACACAACAGAATTTAGTAAAGCAATAGAATTTATTAAAGGAGGCGGTTCGATAGAAGCTATCAAGACGAAGTACAAGGTGTCTAAAAAAGTAGCTGATGAACTTGCAAAATTGTAAAATAAAAAGAGTATATTACACAACTAAATATAATAATCAATCAATTAAAATAACTATTTATGGAGATTACAGGAAACATCAAATTAATTGGGGAAACCCAAACGGGAACATCTAAAGCAGGAAAAGAATGGGCAAAGCGTCAACTTGTTGTAACAACGACTGAACAGTACCCACAAGATATTGCAATAGACTTTATGGGAGATAAGGTATCACTAATGAATAATTTTCAAGTAGGTAACCCTGTTTCGGTTTCTATTAATATTCGTGGTAATGAGTACAACGGTAAATACTACAACAGTATTAACGGATGGAAGATTGCCAATTATATTGGAAACGTAACCAATAACGAACAGCAACCTGCGAGACAAGAAACAGCAGATTTACCTTTTTAATTTAATTGGGGGTTAATAGCCCCCTTTTTTATACCTTTGAATGAAAAAACTAAAAGAAAATGAACCTTTCCCTGATGACTTTTGGAATTACAACGTAAATGCAATAACAGGATATGTAGTAGAAAGGCGTGAAGTAAACTCAAAAGAAGTAGAACAAAAGTACAAACAAACAGGACAAGCAATATGATAGCACAAGCAAGGAAGCTACAGGATAAGATACTAGACATTAAATATGGAAGGGTAAAGGAAGGATTAAAAATAAATATACCTGAGATTGACGAACATATAAGATTTAAAAGAAATACTTTAGCAGCTATAGGACACGCAAATGTGGGTAAGACTACGATTTTAATTTACTTTTATGTACTATGGGCAAAGATGCACGACCTTAAATTTTTAGTATGGTCAAGTGAAAACACACCTGAATCTATATTGAGAAAGATAATAGAGTTTTATATGGGTGTACCGATACAAACAGCAAGTGATACACAAATCAACAACGCAGTTGAATGGGCAAATCTTAGATTTAAAATAATAGACGTAGAAGATTTATATACTTATAAAAGCTTGTTAAAGGAAGCACAACAAATAAAAGACGCTTGGAGTTACGATGGTTTACTTATAGACCCTTACAACTCTTTATCTAAAGATGCTGCTATATTAAAAATGGTAGGTAATTCTCACGATTACGATTATCAAGTACTATCAGAGTTTAGAATATTTAGCAGAAAAAATGATATACAGCTTTGTGTAAATATGCACGGAGTTAGTTCTGCATTAAGGCAAGTACACCATTCAGGACACGAATTTGAAGGATTAACAAGACCATTAGCAATGAGTGATGCAGAAGGAGGTTCTAAAGTATCAGCAAGGTTTGATGACGTATGGACATTACATAGGTATGTGGCGCATCCTACTGATTGGATGTACTCGCATATCCACGTGCAAAAAATTAAAGAAAATGAAACTGGCGCTAGACCTAGCCCGTACGAATCCCCAGTTTCTATCAAAATGAAAGTAAATAATGTAGGATTTGAATTTCTAGGAAAAGATTTAATACATAATACACAACCAGTACAAACATTTCAATTATGATAGTAATAGGATTTTTATTAATAATAGCATTTGTCTTTATAATTATAGGACATAACAAAGGTGCTGATATTATTATAAGTCCAATTAAAGGATTGATGTTTGGATTTTTATATCACAAAGAACAGTACGAAGGAGAAGATGAGTATACCCTACAAAGTTTGTTAGGGGTAATCAGTATTACTGTGATATGGATAAACCAAGTAGATGGCTTGAAAAAGTAGCTGAAAGGCACGAAGAGTGGATTAAAATAGTAAATAGCTTTGGTGAATTTGATTTTGCTGAAGATTTGGTACAAGAATGTTACCTAACTTTGTATAAATATGCAGATGAAGAAAAGATTATTAAAAATGGTGTTGTTAGTCGGGGATATATTTATTTCTGTATTAGGTCGCTCTATTTTCAGTATTATAATTCTAAGAAGAAAATTAACAAAGTTTATCTTGACGATGAAGAATATACCCAACAAGTGGAATACATTGATACGATGGATGAAGAAGTAGCCTTCAATAATGTATGTATGTTAATAGACAATCATATAGACAATTGGAGGTGGTACGAAAAGAAACTTTTTCTTCTCTACAGGGATACAGATTTAAGTATTCGGGGTATAGCTGCTGAAACAGGAATAAGTTGGGTAAGCATATATAATACTTTAAAAAATGCAAAGCAAGAATTAAAAGAAGAATTTGGAGAAGATTACGATGACTTTTTAAATAACGATTACGAATTAATAAAATAGATATGGAAGAATTTAAAGGTGATAAACGTTCAAAGGCTTATAAAGAATGGAAGAAAAACCACGCTAATAAAAGTGAAGGTGTAGGGGATACAATTGCAAAGATTACAAAAGCAACAGGGATAGAAAAAGCTGTAAAGTTTTTAGCAGGAGAAGATTGTGGATGCGATAAAAGAAAAGAAGTGTTAAATCACATTTTTCCTTATCAAAAACCTTTATGTTTTACAGAGGATGAATACAACTATTTAAGTGAACGTATAGGAAAGATTAACCAAGTAACAGTACCTGAACAAAAAGAACTATTAATTATTTACAACAGAGTGTTTAAAGAAAAAAGAGAACTTACAAGTTGTAGTAGTTGTTTTTTAAATGGTGTTTGGAAGAAGTTAGAAAGAATCTTTAAAGAATATTCTTAATGGGTTTAATAAGAAATAGTAAATTAGTAAATCAAGCAGTTGATTTTACTGGTGTAGAAAATGGTAAAATACACCCTTCTGATATAGATTTTGTTTTTGAATTTGATAATAAGATACTAATACTTGGAGAGGTTAAAAAAAGATACAACCGCATACCTAAAGGACAGGAATTTTTACTAACTAGAATTGCAGATAGATGGGGAGACGGTGGTTTAATATTAAAGGTTGAACATCAGCATAATGATGAAGATACTGACATACCATTAAAAGATTGTTTTGTTACAAGAAGGTATTTAAACGGTCAATGGAAAAATTACGAATATGGAGATGAACCTTTAATTTTGTTTTTAAATAAAATAGGAGTACATTACGAAAATAAAAAATGTAAATTCTAATGAGTAAAATAAACAACTTCAAAGAAATAGAATACTACACTAACTTTAATCTAGTAGGTGAGAACATTATTAAGACTAAGAAACTAAAACCAGAGAACAAGGCATTAAACGAGATGTACTTTGCTTGGCAGGAAGTAGGATTCTATGTCCATATGTTAATAGGAAACGATAGACTATATGACCAATCATTAAGCGAATATAGAACAGATAAAATACGTGCAGTAATACGTGCTAAAAAGGCTGAAGAAAAGGTTGTCCAATTAGAAAAGGAAATAGATAAATTAAAAACTAAATTAGACGTTGGTTTATGAGTGATTCAATAAAGAAATATGAGGAAATGATGGAAGATGGTAAATGGTCAACCGACACTACAGGCTATTCATATAACAACTTACCTAAAGACCCAATTGTATTGAGTGTAATAGATAAATACAAAGTACGTTCAAGGGATGGTGTTATAAAATATGGTACAACTCTGCACGACAGTCCTGATGGTTTCTATGCTTTTCTTACTCACTTGCAAGAAGAACTTATGGATGCTACTTTGTATATTGAGAAACTAAAACAACAAAAATGAAAGAAAGTACATTAGTTAAAATGCAACACGATTTAAAATTAGTTCAACAAGTGGCAGTTGTTTTATTAAATAGAGTTGATGCACTTGAAAAAAAGGTAGAAAAAAATAAAGAAGAAAAGTAGTAGTTGTTAAAAAATTGTTTATATTTACAAAAACAAAGACAATGTACGAAGAACTATTTTATCAATCTTACACTATCCAAGAACTACAAGAGATAGTAAACGACCCTACACAACTTGATGGTTATCGTAGGAGATGCAAACAAGAATTAAATAACCGTAAAGAACAACAACAAGAAATAACAAGATTATGATTACACTATTAAACGGAGAGGTTTGGGGTAAAGAAGAACTACTTGCACAGATGTATGACGATGAGTTTTACTACGGACACTTAGGCAAACACGCTTTAAGTTCTTCAAGCCTTAAAATGATTCTTAAAAGTCCAAAGACTTATAGGAACGTAACAAAGTATGGAGACCCTAACGGAGATAGCCCTGCATTATCAGCAGGTAAGTTAGCACACTGGATGGTACTAGAACCACACAAGATAGACCAATTACATTTTGTAGATGCTTCAACAAAGAACACTAAGATATATAAAGAAGCAAAAGAAGAACACGGTGAAGTATTCTTAACAAAAGAAAGAAGCGCTGCAGAGCGTTTAACGGATGCAATCTTTAGAAATGAAGCAGCACTACAATTACTAACAGATAGTGAATTTGAAGTACCTGAAATAGCTATGTTAAGTGGCTTACCTTTTCGTGGCAAAGCAGATATTATACAAGGGGATACAATCATAGATTATAAAACGTCAGCAGACTTATCTTCATTTAGATACTCGTGTGATAAATATGGTTACGACTTACAGGCTTATATGTATTTAAGATTGTTTAACAAAAAGAAGTTTACCTTTCTTGTGATAGACAAGGGGAGTACTGACATAGGTATATTTGAAACTACTGATGAATTCATATCAAGGGGTGAACATAAATTCATTCAAGCAGTAAGCGATTACAAATACTTTTTTCAAGATGGAAACGACTTAGACCAATATGTAATGCGTGGTATATTATAAGGGGAAGCTGAAAACCTAATAGAGTAAGCAACAAATAACAATTATATATAATGAAAACACAAGTATTAAATTTTAACAGAGGAACGTTTAACCAAAACTATCCTGTAAGTAAAGTAAAGTATTCAACTGTCAATAGAGATATTGTACAAAAACACTCTGAAAACTTTTTAGGTAAAGTAATGGAGTTTGGATGGCTATCTCCTATAGTAATAGATGATAAAGGAAATCTTATTGAGGGACACAACAGAGTAGAGATGGCAAGACAAAACAATATAACAAGCGTACCTGCTTACATTGTTGATTGGGTTGATACATCAAACCTTGATGAGTATCAAAAGTATATTATAAACCTGAACAACGCTAATAGAGCGTGGACTGCATTGGATTATCTTAAAACCTTTTCACAGACACGTAAAGACTATGCAGAAGTATATAGAATATACAACGATACTAAAGATGTTTTTAGTGTAGGAAATGTATTAAACATATATTTTAACTGTGGTTCAAGTGAGGCTTTCAAAGATGGTAGAGCGACAATTAAGAACAGAGCATTTAGCTTATACTTACATAAGAAGTTTTACGAAATGAAGAAACACTATGGAGGCGTTAAGGTACAAGCGTTTACTATAAACAGAGTTTGTTCTTTTGCACATCAGAAAATCAAAGGCAATCTTGCAGAGATGAAATACATCTTTGACCAATTAGAACAACTTGCAGAAAACGATAGTGCTGTATTATCATCAGTAGAACATATTAGACCATTTGTAAATAAGCAACTAAATTTATATAGAAAGATAAAGAATGATTAATCTTTATAATCAAGATTGTATGGAGGCAATGGCAGGGTTTGACGATAACCAGTTTGACCTTGCTATTGTTGACCCTCCTTATGGGATAGATGCTGATAAAAAAAATAATGTTAAAAAACTACAAAGTAAAAAGTCAGCAGGATTAAGTAAAGAATATGGCAATCAAGAGTGGGATAGTGCAATACCATCTGATGAGTATTTTATAGAATTAAAAAGAGTAAGTAAAAGACAAATAGTATGGGGAGCAAACTTTTTTAATTTACAAGGTGGTATGTTATATTGGCATAAACACGTTAAAATGCCTACATATTCACAAGGGGAATTAGCTTGGTTAAGTTGGTTAAATAAAGTTGATTTTGTTTCTATTGCTTGGCACGGAATGATACAACACGAT